ATCGCGCCTGATTTTTCAACATCGACCTCAGTGCGCTCTGGGCCGGAACCAATTATCTTGGCTCTGATCAATTACAGATCCTCGTAGTAGCCTCGCATCCCGACGTTCGCCGCACCCGTTGTGCCGACCTCTTTTTGGAAAGCGATGGCGGTATCAGGCGGCATGATCACTGCGTCATCTAAGATGACAAGCACCCCACCACCAGCCCCATGACCGGCTATCGCGGTTTCGCCTTGCGAGGTTATTCCGGTCACGTTTTCCTGCAAGGCTTCAGCTTCTGCCAGGATGCCTGAACCGAAATTCAGATTGACCGGCAGTACGGCTCCGCCATCAGATACTGGCGTACCAGTGACCTTGTGGATCTTCCAGGTTGATGCCTCATCGCCTCCAAGACGAGCGAGTTCGACAACGAAGAATCGGCTTTGTGAGGTGTTCCTGAAATACGCCACGAACTCCCCGGCTACCGCATTGGCATCCTCAAAGATCGAGTTGAAAACCCGCTGCTCATCTCGCGACACATAGAAACTTCGTTTGCGAGATTGCGCGTCAACGAGCGCCCTACCCTGATCGTCTATAAGCAGCTTGTTGCCATCGGCTGCACTTTCAATTTCAAGTCCCATTATGGTGGCTCCTCAATGTGTTGGTCGTTCAGTATTCCAAGATGCAGATTCGTAACCTTTAGTTCTCGCGTTTGCTCCTGTTGCAAATTGGTGATGCTTCGCAACCCTGTCTGCACACCCGTCAGTTCGACCAGGACATCGGCATTGTCTTCCTTCTCGATTCCTTGGGATGTGAATACCTTCATGCTAACTCCGCCCCGGTAATCGTGAAATCAACCTGGCCTGCCGTATCGGTCTCGGCCTGGATGGAGTCATTCGGTGACAGCACCCAGACCTTGCCATCGGATAGCACCTCGGCAAATTCATCCTGCCTAAGCTCAGCCCTCCCGACCTTCCGCGTCGTCGACCCGTCTCGGAGAATAAAGACCACGACATCCTGTCGTGACACGCCGTCATTATAGACATCGAAGGACCTGATGATCGTAGATACCGTCGCGGTGAATAGCGTACCCACCGTGTCCGGAAGCTGACCATCTGCAAGTGACGCTCCGACATAAGGCATTACATCGACCACTCAAGGAAGGAATCGGACTCGTCCTGAGCCTCGAGGATGGCAATCCTATTCTCGTGATCAACCAGGGTTATGCCGATTGCGGCAAGCGCAGCCGTCAGCCCAGTAATCGCGCTGATCGGGTGCGCGTCTGGCGCACTACGACCAGGCAGATCGTTGTGTTCTAAAGCAAGAATCGTTGTAATTGTGGCCTGCGTCGAGCCGAACTGACGCACGAGATCGTCGACCAGGGCACGCATCTTGTAGACATCGTAATCCGGCTCGAATTGTACGGTGGTAAAGACTGTAGCAGCCATCAGTTGCCGCGCCTCCCCTTCCGCTTGAATTGCGCTCGCCAGGTACCCATGCGCCAGTCGTCACCGAGCGCATCCGACTCAATCCGGAACGATACCTGCCGGCCCTTGATTCGTGGATTCACAAAGGCCGTGGTCGGTGCGATCGTGAACGGTCCCTTGTTGACGACCTCGACACCGCCGCTGGATGGATAGGCCTTCGCCGTCAGCGACAGGTCGACCGAGCCAACGAGCCTCTTGAAATCGGGAATCATCTTCCGTATCAGCGCGTGGTAGGTGCCCTCGTCGACATCCATGTCGTAGCTCTCGATGAACGACAACATCGGCGTGATGTTGTTCTCCTGATCGGCCTCGTCGACGCCAGTCTCGTGTATGAAAATCTTGCCATCAAAGGTGCCGTACGGCTTCTGATTAAACAATGCTGAGCTATCGTGGAAAGCGCTGCGCTCAATCGTGCCAAAATCCCAGACCTTGTCGTAGTAGTTGTACTTGACGTAGCGATCATTGGCCTGCGAACCCTCAGCTGAATAGACCCACCAGACCTCCGTGAACAGCTTGTTCACCGATGCGTAGGACTTCCGCCCCTGGTCCAGGTTGATGTCATCGAAAACGGTATTGCGAATCTCGCACTCCATCACCCGGAGCACACCGTCGTACATCAGGAAATCGTCCTCGCCCATGAAGTACATGATGCCGTTGACATCGATCGCAGCGTTTGGCCCGATGACCGTGACTGACTGTCCCAGGTGCCGCAAGGCGAAAACAAACTCTCCAGAGATGAACTGCATTGCGTGCAGTGACTGGTCGGTCATGGTGAGGATATCGCCACGCGATTCGATGGCGGTGATGATCTCGGACCCCACATCAAGCCGGAGATCGCCGGCAGTGTTCGTGGACAACGGGGTCCAGTCGGTGAAGTCTTCCGAGCTTGCCCACCTGATCAGCAGGGGATCCGGCTCTCCAGGCGATGCAGCGGATCCAGTGCCGGCACCGAAGGCAATCACATGCCTGGCTTGCGGCGAGATCAGCATACGCTCGATGGTGTTCGGCGCCTCAGGAACCAGCACCGCCCTGACGTTCGGTCCATTGCTGCGGTCCCAGTGAAATAGCTGTCGGCCATTCGGCGATGCAAGCAGGTCCTCGCCGAAATTATCCAGCGACCAGGTTCTCAGATTGCCCAAGATTCCGGCGCCGGCTACAAAACTGCCGATGCCATAGGCGCCCAGGCCATAGGCACCGGTACCGTAGCCCAGAAGTGTTGTGGTGTCTTGCAAGCCGGCCTGGATTTCGTACTGAAAGTCGACGGTCCCTCCACCGTTCTCGGTCGACGTTGGCGGTATGTCATTGCGAATGATGTACATATCGGCATCGACGATGAACTCGACCCGAAACTCGTCATTGAGATCGATGCCACCAACGAGATCAGCGTTCTCGAAATGCACAAAGTTGCCGACCGCAACCCCGTGGGCCGTGTCTGTGACCTGGATGAAGGTCGGATCATCGCCGCCATCTGGATCGAACGCCCCGGTGATGTCGGTATCGAACGGATCAATCAGGGTGCCTTCTTGAGCGAACGGCGTGATGTCGAACAGTTCGCTGTTGTTGACAATGTAAAGCTTCAGATTGGTGCCGATCGCCAGCCACTTCTGGCTGTCCAGGCTGGACCAATCCCACAGCGCTCTGGCCACCCCGAGGTAGCAGGTCTGCACTATATTCTGCGCCGGCAGGATCACCAGGCCATCAGGGAATGCTGCCGGAGCGCCGATGGCAAAGTCCGTGACCGGCAGGATATCGAGCGATGTGACGTTGCCCTGGTTGCCGTCGCAGCCAGTCAATTGGAATGGCCGGATATCGATATCGAAACCGTCGGCGTCTTCAGGCAACGACTCGGTGAGCATGACCTCGGTGTCAGCCACAATGTCGAGATTCAAAAACCGCACGACGTAGCTCTCGGTGGCGCTCCTGATGAAAGACTCATCGGCATAAATGAATACGTTCGGCGTGCCGGCCTGGATATCATCGATCAGGGGATCGGTCAGCGTGAATACAGTCGCGCCAGTTGAATGGTTAACGCCAAGCGAATTGATCTGCTCGCCGGAATTTGTCAGCAATCGAACGACCGTTCCTTCGCGCAGGTACTTTGTCACCGGGACCGAGACCATGATTGTCTCAGAGTCTTTGACTCCGCCACTGTTGACGTTGGCGCCGCCACCGAACTCTTCCGGGTAGCTGATGATGAACGCATCGCCGGCTGTGGCCGTGACCGCAGAATCCAGGTCGAACACGAACTCATCCTGGAGCGCGGTCACATCGTCGATGGTACGGCCGCCGAGACCGCCCACCAGGGAATCATCGAACAGCCAGACCGGATCCAGATCGAGGCAAGTCACCGCTATATCAAGAACGATCGCCGCGGCCCCAGCAGAGTAGCCGGCATTCGCGGTGCGCTGCTGGCTTAGCTCCTCGCTGATGCCGTCGACCTCGGTACCCAGAGAATTGAGTATCCAGCCGCCGAGCTTCTCGGGCAGCCGCTTCCTGAAGCGGATCTTGTTGCCGTCCTTGAATCGACCCTTCGCGCCACGGTCTGTCTCCTCGGTCATGATGCCGGGGAGGAAATCGAGCGGGATGTCAGGCAGTCTGCTCATGCTGGTTTATGGTTTCTTTGCTCGACTTCTAACGTCCGCATTCACCGGGCCGAAAACCAAATTCGGAAGGCCTTCTATGGCGCGTAGCGTGTTCAACTCATCGACCATGACCTTGATGAGCGCAGTCACCCCGGCATTGTTATCGACGTCTCTTTTTTTGAATTCTTCATCCGCGGTGTCTGCCAGGAAAACATCGTAATCTGAATGCACCTGTGCCAGGTCTGCCGCGTAGTCAATGAGCTTTTGATCCAGCGCGGCCTGAGTGATAGCGCTGTCCAGGACACCAAATTCGTTGTTGGCTTCTATTTGATTGTGGCCATTGATGTTGCCAATAAACCAGTTAAAGGCATTTCTACGCGACCCTGGCGGAAGTATTACTGTTCTCATCCTAGTACCCTCATTTCAGCCCAAATCCCGTTTGGAGGTATGTCTCGAAAACCGGCCTGCGATAGTATGGCAACTTCTATGAAGTCATCCCCATCGACAAAGATTGTCCCGGACATCCACTGCTGCGTGGCAGCCTGACCTGACGGATTACCATTTTGTTGGGTCGCCATGCCAAGCCCATCTGTATTCCACGGTATCCACCCCGGATCAGCGGCGTTGTGCGTGACGACGAATATAGAATCGACCGCACCATTGAGTACACCATTTTTGCGCAGGCGAACGTGAAGCCCGCCAGTCTGCGGGGTGCTGGTTTGGTCATCGAACCTCATACCGATTATGAACTCGACAGCACTGACTCCAGAAGAAGGAATAACGAAGCGAGAGTTGTTGGTAGAAATGTCGTGGTAGTTATCGGTGTCGAAGACTTCTCCACCAAAATCAACGATGAACTCGCCCACTGCGTTGCCGGCGCCGGACCCATCACCTGGGCCAGGACTATCCTGCCCTATATCTGGCGTGTCATTTCTCGCTACGCGGAAACCAGCAGTCTTGAAAGCCTTACATCCATTCAAGATACCAACCGGCGAAGGCAGACCTGCAAGTGTGGCTGGCGTGACCGCTCGATCCGTATCAGTACCGGCATCGACCTCGGCCTGGGTAGCCAGTTCGATGACGCCGAGGCGATCCTCGGTTGATGTTCGACCAACAAGCTTGACCGGCGTGATAGCAGCCGTATCCTCGATC